AATGCAAGGTTTTGGTCAAAAACTTTATGAAGAAGGTTTAAAAAATAGTAAACCTTTTGCAGAAGCATATCAAAATACTGTTAAGGCTTTCTTTCCACACCTAAACGGTCAATCAAAGTAAATGTGGCCTTATAACTATTGTGAGTGGAAAAATATCACATATGGTATTACAAGGAAACACAAAGACTATAAAAAATTAAACAAATATGGTTTAATTTTAGCAAGTGTAGTTCCAAGCATTCTAATGATTGGATTACTTGCATTACTATTGACAAAATAACACTTTTGTGTTATATTAATAATAGGGCGCCAATGGGAGACTTGAGGCGCCCTTTATTAAAAGTGAGGTGAAATGGAAATACAATTAATAGATAAAATGGGTAGTGACTTATCCGTAGTCAATGCCGCAAGAGTATCCTTCTCAAAATTCAAAGATAAATTCGAAGACAAAGACGAAAAACTAATCAAGTATCTAGCAGAACATAATCACTGGTCACCATTTGGCCACGCAAGTTTACAATTTAGAATTAAAGCACCTGTATTTGTAGCAAGACAATTAGTCAAACATCAAGTCGGTCTAGTATGGAATGAAGTGAGTCGAAGATATGTAGATGAGGAACCACAATTTTATATTCCATTTATGTGGCGTAAAAAGGCAGAGAATAAAAAACAAGGTTCAAGTGATGAAGAAGTTGAATATGATATAGTTGATTTTATAAAACAATCTAAAAAACTATATAACGATATGTTAGAGAAAGATATTGCGCCAGAAATGGCAAGAATGATCTTACCTCAAAATATGATGACAGAATGGATATGGTCAGGTACGTTGTATGCATTTGCTCGTACTTGTAACTTACGAAACAAACCAGATGCACAAGTGGAGACAAGAATGGTCACTCATCAAATACATAAATGTTGCCAGGAACACTTCCCTATTAGTTGGAGGTATTTAAGTGAATAGTAAAGAATTTAGTTTAAAAATAGAAGAAGTGGTTAAACAAAAAAGAATTTCATATATGGACGCTGTAGTTTGGTATTGTGAAGAAAATAATATAGACACAGGTACAGTAGGTCCATTAGTAAGTAAATCATTAAAAGAAAAGATACAGGTAGAAGCAGTAGATTTAAAAATGTTGAATAGTCCACCAGCAGGTAAATTACCTATATAATTATGTATGGAGGGTTTGATGTATATAAAACTTATCTCGCTGTCAAGTTACATTTTACGACAGATACATATGACTATTACAAATATGGTGGAAAAGTCAATGCAACCCTTGATAGTTTTACAAAAAGAAAGGATAGATATTTCTTTCATAAGTTAAGTACAAGATATGGACAAGACAATATACTTGATTTCTTTGTTTCAAACTTTCTTGCAGATAGTAAGAAATGGATTGGTAATCTTTTACAAAATGACGGTAAAGATGTTTACTTGGATTTTAAAAAACGCAAAGAAGCCTTTGCTTACCACTTTAGAAGTGATTGCGTATCTATCATTAATGATTTTAACAACAATAATCTTTCTTTTGATGGTGGTCTTCAGCCTCATAATGGGCAGCATCCACGATTTCTACGATTGCTTTTACAGAAAAAAATATCCTATCAAACGGCAGTTGTACTTGAGCACTTCTTGTCGTATGTGCAAAATTATAATGTGGAAATTAAAGAAAAAGTTGTATGGCCTGAAATCGCACATAAGATTACCAGAGTAAAGCCATTTATTAAATTTAATATGACAGAATGTAAATTAATAATGAAAGAGATTTTTGTCAATGGCCAATAAAGTATTTTGTATAGGTAATGGTGAAAGTAGAAAGTCTTTTGATCTACTTAAATTAAAATCTTATGGAAAGATTTATGGTTGTAATGCATTGTATAGAGATTTTACACCTGATGTATTAATCGCTGTTGATAATGGTATTATGCACGAAGTTTATCAATCAGGTTATTGTCAAAAGAATGAAACGTGGTTAAGAAACTGGACAAAGATACCAAAGATGATGTTTGAAAAAACAGTATTTGGTAATGTCAGCGCAAGTGAAGTAGATGATTTTGAAAAATATGATATATTAAAACAAAACAAAGAACAAAAACAATTCGCAAATGAGTTTGTATTTCACGGTAGCAGTTTAAATGGTATTGTAGGTATATTGAGAAAAGGAAAAGATAAAGAACCTGATATAGTTAAAAAAGAAGTAAATCAAAAGAGTGCACTTGTAAGTTGGATTTACGAAAATGATAAATCACATTGTTTATCAGATTTAATACCTGGTGAAAAAGATAGAGGTTATGCCGCTGGCGCAACAGCAGGAAGAATAGCATTACATCAAAATAAAGATGTTAAAGAAGTCTATCTTATAGGACACGATTTAGATAGTAACACACATCAAATAAACAATATGTACAAAGATACCATAAATTATGGATTAGCAGAAAGTAAACCAATACCATCAGTTAATTGGAAAACTCAATGGAAAACACTCTTTTGTGAGTACCCACACGTACAGTTTTATAAAGTAAATCCGCAGGGTCAAAGAGGGCAAGATAACGTAAGTAAATCTGTTGACGAATGGCGAGATGTAAGGAATTTAGAATATATCGACTTTCAAACTACACTTGACAAAATAGGGATAAAGTGATATATTATAAGAATGTTAAAACAAATAAAGATTCGAACTTTATTTGGCCTTGTGGCTGAACAACGTTTAAGCGGGTGTAAAGCATGGGTTGAGAGGGTTATGGGCGAATGCCTGAAGACACTCAATTTAGTTGTAAGTATGGACCATCTAATTATTAGATTGGACGCTTCCAGAAAGCTTGTGGGTAAACCAATAAGTCCCACCAGGTACATATAATATTATGAAAAGATTTATAGTGAATAAATTAATACAAATTATTGATTGGAAGATTGATCTTCTAATGATAGTAAGGAAACGACTTTTAGGTGATAAAGGTCCATTATCAGATAGAGAATGGATTAAAGGTTATAGAGAATGGAAAAGTCGTATAAATAATAATTGATACCGATAATACAGGTAACACAAATACAACGAATACGAAAATACAAAGGAGATAAAATATGGATTTCGAAACGTTAAAACAATCGTCAAGTAACTTTGACAAACTTACAAAGGCCATTGAGGCCAATCTCGGTTCCGAGAACAAAGAACAAAACAAATCAAAATACCAAGATGACAGATTCTGGAAACCAGAACTAGATAAAACTGGAAATGGTTTTGCTGTTATTAGATTTTTACCTGCAGTTGAAGGTGAAGATTTACCTTGGCAAAGAGTATGGTCACACGCATTCCAAGATGTGGGTGGTTGGTACATTGAAAATTCTTTAACAACACTAGGTCAGAAAGACCCTGTGTCAGAAGAAAATACAAGATTATGGAACACAGGACTTGATAGTGATAAAGAAATTGCTCGTAAGAGAAAAAGAAAACTATCATACTATTCAAACGTGTTAATAGTATCTGATCCAAAGCATCCAGAGAACGAGGGTAAAGTATTCTTATTTAAATTTGGTAAAAAGATATTTGATAAGATTACAGAAGCAATGCAACCTGCGTTTGAAGATGAGAAACCAGTTAACCCATTTGACTTTTGGAAAGGCGCTAACTTCAAATTGAAGATTAGAAAAGTTGATGGTTATTGGAACTATGATAAATCTGAATTTGAGCCAGTAAGTCAAATTGCTGAAAGTGATGAAAAAATTAAAACAATTTGGAAATCACAACACGCTCTAAAACCTTTTTTAGACCCTAGTAATTTCAAAACCTATGATGAACTCAAAGAGAAACTGAATAGGACAATTACGGGTGTAAGAAGCGCAAGTACCGTTGACAAGACAGACCTCCCGCCTCAAGGCAATGGTAGTGCGAAAAGCGTTGAAGTCGCTCCATCTGCTAGTGATGATGACGATACAATGTCATACTTTAGTAAATTGGCAGAAGAGGAGTAATTCTCTCCACTTCATAGACTTTGAAAGGGCGGCTGAAAGGCCGCCTTTTTTATTATAAATATTGAATATGCCTACATCAATATTAGACCCTTTAGTAGATAAACAAGGCGGTATAAGAAAGTCCGCTACGTGGTATAGAAACACAGTTGCCTCATTGGGCGATAGAATTACTGCTCGTAAATTAATGACGACAGGTAAACTAACTGGTAGAGTAAGTCCAGGTAGATTAAATATGTTTTACTATGACCCAAAGTATAAAAAGACTTTACCTTTATACGATAGATTCCCACTTGTATTACCTTTAGAGTCAATACCAGGTGGATTTATGGGTATGAATTTTCACTATCTACCACCCTTACAAAGATTTAGATTATTACAAAATTTACAACGATTTGCAGATGGTGGATTAAATTCAACCACTAAAATAAATGCATCTTATGATGGTATAAAGAACATAAGTAATGCTAGAAGGACCGTGAAGAAATATCTATATGCACACGTAAGGTCTAGTTTTTTAAGAATAGATTTTGATGAAGCAGCATTGGCTGTATATTTACCTGTACAACAATTTAAAAAGGGAAGTCCATATTAATGAAAACGATATCAGATATATTTGATAATATTAAAAACAAGTTATTAAAATCAGTAGATTGCTTTTATGCATTCTGTGAGCATTATAGTAGTAAGATTAATGTATGGTCGTGGAATAAAAGGTGGGTTAGTAGAGAAAAAGGTACAGGATATAGAGGTAAAAAATGAAAAAATGGTTTAACAAACTCATTGACAAACTATTTGGCAAAAGATGTCAATGTGGTAAAAAGGTAAAGTAGATGGCAATTTTAAGAGGCGGAAAAAGAATTGGTGGATTTGATATACGTATTGGATTACCAAGAGATAGAAGTTTAGATAACGTTAACCGAGACCCACGTTTAAGACAAAAGGCTGGAGGTAATCCTGAAACTACTATGGGTAGATTTCAAGGTATGGTTAATGAGGCAGAGGGTTTTGCACGTAAGGCTAGATTTTATACAGAATTTTCATTACCAAGAGGTATGTCAACTATTACACCTAATCCTGCTGATGATATGTCTGGTTTAGGTAAGATTAATGACAATGTTGACGCATCTGAATCATTATTAGAAAAATATTATTTCCCACAACAAAATCAATTGATCGCAGTACAACAACAAAACGCAAGACGAGTACAAGCATTTTGTAGAGATATATCAATGCCTAATAGAGAGGCAGTATCAAAAGAAATTAAACACAACGGACCAACAAGAAAATTTGTTTATGATTATAAATCTGCGCCTATCACCGCAACATTTTATGCAGATAAGTTTTTAAGAGAAAGAAGTTATTTTGAACTATGGCAACAATGTGCTTTCTCTACTACAACACATAACTATAATTTTTATGATAATTATGTTTCTGATATAAACATATTTCAGTTAGGGCAGTTTGCAAATCAGCAAGAAAGAGATGATGTAACTTATGCAGTTAAATTATATGATTGTTTCCCTAAAGAGATTAGTGAAGTAGAGTATAGTTATGACGGAAATGAAGTACAAACATTTTCTGTGACATTTGATTTTAGATATTGGGTTAATTACTTCCTGGATAGATCAGGAAACGTACAATTAGGTCAATCTGAATTTAATACTCCTACAGTAAAAACTGCGGGTGGATTATTTGGTGGGCTATTAAGTAAGTTACCACCAGAATTGAGAAGAGCAGGGCGTGATGTTCTTAACGATTTAAGAAGAAGAGCGCCGATTGGTAGAATAACAGGTGGAAGAGTATTCCCACCATTTAAAATTCCACCACTAAATATTTAATAACAAGGAGATATTATGGCATTGCCAATAGTTGAAGTACCAACTTATGAGTTGACTTTACCCTCACAAGATTTAAAAGTAAAGTATAGACCCTTTTTAGTAAAAGAAGAAAAGGTGTTGCTCATTGCTGTAGAAACAGGCGATGAAAAAGAAATTATAAATGCAATAGTTGAAATAGTACAATCTTGTACGTTTGATAAACTAAATGCAAAAGAATTACCTATTTTTGATTTAGAATATTTGTTTTTACAAATAAGAGCAAGATCAATAGGTGAAAAAGCAAAATTTAAAATATTATGTCCTGACGACAACAAGACTTATGTTGATACAGAAGTTGATTTAACAAAAGTTGAAGTACAGGTAGAAGATGAGCACACTAATAAAGTGTTCATAGATGAAAATAGAAAATTGGGATTAGTTTTTAAATATCCTACGATAGAGTCGGCCAAAATGGGCGCAGATATGGAAAATGTAGATACTGAAGCAATGTTTGATATTTTAGTACAAAACATAGATCATATCTTCGAGGGCGACAAAATCTATCCAGCAAAGGATTCAACTAATGATGAATTAAAAGGATTTTTAGAAAACTTATCACAACAAAACTTTGAAAAAATGCAAAAGTTTTTCAACACAATGCCAGTATTAAAACACGAATTAAAAGTGAAAAACCCTAATACAAATGTTGAAAGCACAGTGACCCTAAAAGGGTTACAGGATTTTTTCGGATCTGCCTCTCCCATAACACCCTAGAGGCATACTTCGAAACTAATTTTGCATTGATGCAACATCATAAATATAGTTTAAGTGAGTTAGAATCATTAATTCCTTGGGAAAGGGATATTTACGTTACATTATTAGAAAAGTATATAAAAGAAGAAAATGAGAGAAGAAGACGAGAGGCACAACGATAATGGAAGATTCAATTAAAAAGAAAGTCGAAATAGAATTAGAAGTAGATACTATTACAAAAGAACCTAATAAGTATCAATGGCTAATAGATTTGGCTAAGGCGATAGACGCTTGGAGGATATTTCCTAGAGTGTTCATATCTACATACATTTACTTATTATATAAAGTAACAATTTGGTTTATGAGTTTACCAGATCCAAACAATGCACAAGCTGGTTTAGTATCAGTTGTTGTAGGCGCAGGTGCTGCGTGGTTTGGTTTATATGCTGGTACAGGGCCAAAGATGCAAAAAGACGATAAAAAATAATGGCTGAAGATAGAAGAACGATAAACGATATTACAGCTGCACTTGCAAAGTCAGTTGTTCCAGATACCAATGCGGTTTTAAAAAAATCAATTGATGCATTTAGGAACGCTGTAACAAAACAAGTTGCACCAGGTATTGATAAATCGTTTAATGTCTTAAAAAATCAATTTCAAGCATTTAATAAAAGTTTTTATGATTTAGGTAGAAACTTTGAGAATTTAGAAAAATATTATGATGGTTTAGTAAAACAGAGAGAAGATAAAGAGAGAGAAGCCGCTGAATTAAGACAACAAAACATATTTTCAGAATTAAAGTTAGTAAAAAATAGAAAAACAGGTATAGTTGAATATAGAAATTTATTATTAACAGAAAAACAAGTACAAAGAAAAACAGAACAATTACTTGCTAGAGAAAAGAAATTAAAAGATGAAGAAAAAGAATTATTA